AACCGCACAAGCAATTGAATCCCTGGAAGATCCGCTTGAGAATGTCATCATGCGCTGGTATTATATCAACGGTTGCAGTCGTTTTGAAGTGATGCGAAAGGTCAACTGTTCAAGGACTACATTCCATCGCGTGAAAAAGTCTGCGATCGAACACCTTGAAGCTAAATTATGAGACCTTTAAAACTTTTTGGGACTTTTAAAGTGGTATTATGTTATTGAGGTTAAAAACCATTAACGGTTAGTTAAAATCATTGTAAAATCTCCTTATGTTTTAATCTCGAAAGAGTCGGCATCAGTCGGCTTTTTTATTTTTGTTTTAGAAAGGGGTGAGGTAGATTTCTAGGTTGACACACAAGCAAAGACGATTTATTGATGAATATCTAATCAGTCGAAATGGCACGGAAGCGGCAATCAAGGCTGGATATTCTGAGAAAATTGCTGCAAAGAGTTCGTCGGAAAACTTAAATAAACCGAAGATACAAGAAGTAATTGCAGCAAGATTAAAAGAACTTGAGAAACCTACCATCGCCACAATAGACGAAGTTTTGGAGAAACTAACCGCTATCTTACGACAAGAAGCGACTGAGGAAGTTGTAGCAGTCGATCCTATTGGTGGTGGCTTTATCAAAACAGAGAAGAAAGCCTCACTTGCGGACGCTACCAAGGCTGCAAAAGAACTTCTCGGTAGATACCTTTCGACAAAACAAGCCAAGAAATTGGAGCTTGAAATCGAACGATTGCAGAAAGAGCTGGATAGTGGACATACAAGTGAACGTTTAATCATCGTTGATAGTTTCTCGGAAGAGATGAAAGGCTTGATAGATGACTTATGATGTTGTTTCTGACACGGCTGATCTTCTCAGAAAAAACGTAAACGAGAACTTTCTTCCAATTCTTTTGTCTGATAGACCTTACAATGTTTTGAAAGGTGGTCGGAACTCCTTTAAATCATCTGTTATCGCAATCAAACTAGCTTATATGTTATTGAGATATCTAAAAGCTGGCGAAAAAGCAAACGTGGTCGTCATTCGTAAAGTAGCGAATACCATTCGTGATAGCGTATTTCTAAAAATGCAGTGGGCACTTGGTTTGTTTGGTTTATCTGATCGCTTCAAAGCTACTGTATCGCCGTTTAAAATACAAGACAACGCTACTGGCTCGTGTATATATTTCTACGGCCAAGATGACTTTCAGAAGTTGAAGTCAAATGATATTGGGAACATCATCGCGGTCTGGTATGAGGAAGCTGCGGAGTTTAGTAGCAAGGAAGATTTCGACCAGTCAAATGTGACTTTTATGCGACAGAAGCATGATCGTGCTAAGTTCGTGCAATTCTTTTGGAGTTACAACCCGCCACGAAATCCATATAGTTGGATCAATGAGTGGGCAGAGGAGCTAAAGAATAACGAGAATTACCTAGTACATTCATCGTCTTATTTAGACGATAAGTTAGGCTTTGTTACAGAACAAATGCTGGAAGATATTGAACGTATTAAAGAGAACGACTACGACTACTACCGGTACATTTACCTGGGCGAACCAGTTGGCCTTGGTACAAATGTCTACAACATGGAATTGTTCAAAGAAATTGATAAAATACCAGAGAATGAACGTGTAATCGGACAATTCTTCGCAGTTGATAGCGGGCACCAACAGTCTGCTACAACTTGCTTGCATTTAGTTATGACGAGTGCTGACAGAGTTTATCTAATTGATAACTACTACTACAGTCCAGCGGGTAAGACGTACAAGAAAGCACCCAGCATCTTGTCTAAGGAGTTGCATGACTACTTGGAGGAGAAAGCGAAACGTTTTCCTAATGCGCCTATTTTGAATATGACAATAGATAGTGCGGAGGGAGCATTGAGAAACCAATACTATGAAGACTATGGCGTGCGCTGGCATCCAGTAGCTAAGAAAAAGAAAATCGTCATGACTGAGTTCGTCCAGTCGCTTCTAGCAGAAGGACGCTTTTTTTATTTGCCTACAGAAAACAACTTGAAATACTTTGTGGAAGAGCACAAGAAGTATCAATGGGATGAAAGAAGCATTATGAACGACGATCCGAAAGTTATCAAGGAAGACGACCATACGTGTGATGCTCTGCAATATTTTGTAATTGATAACGCACGATATCTTAATTTAAAGGTTTAATTTAAATGGGAATTATACAACGAATAGTAAATATATTTAAGAGAGGACAGTATGCGATGCAACAACAATCGCTAGGCAATATCACGGAACACCCACGAATTGCAGTAAGCCAGGAAGAATACAAACGCATTATGCGCAATCTACGATATTATCAGTCCAAGTGGGATGATGTGGAGTTCATGAATACAAATGGCGACATGGTTAAACGACCATTCAATCACTTACCAATCGGACGGACTGCAGCAAAGAAGATTGCAAGCCTTGTATATAATGAACAGGCTACAATCACAGTAGATGAAACTGTAAGTGATGCTAACGAGTACGTGCAAAGCGTGTTGCTGAACGACCGCTTTAATAAGAACTTCGAGCGTTATTTTGAGAGCTGTCTTGCCCTGGGTGGACTTGCCATGCGGCCTTATGTTGATGGTGATAAAATCAAAATTGCATTCGTACAAGCTCCTGTATTCTTGCCTATGCGATCTAATACGCAAGATGTATCGAGTGCTGCTATTGTTACCAAAACAATCAAGTCAGAGGGGCAAAAGAATGTATATTATACTTTGATTGAATTCCATGAGTGGAAGAATGAAGAGGAATATACAATCACTAATGAACTCTACAGGTCAGAGGTCAAGGACCGTGTAGGTGATCGTGTGCCGTTGTCCGAACTCTACGAGGAGTTAGATGAAACAACAACAATTAAAGGGTTGAGTCGTCCACTCTTTACGTATTTAAAGACTGCTGGCATGAATAACAAAGACATTAACAGTCCTTTAGGCCTGTCTATCTTTGATAATGCTAAGAGTACAATCGACTTTATCAACACCACTTATGACGAATTCAAGTGGGAGGTCAAGATGGGACAGCGTAGGGTAGCAGTTCCAGAACAGACAGTACGTACAGAGTTTAACTCACGCAATGAGAAAGTCACAGTCACACGCAAGTTTGATCCTAATCAAAATGTATACGAGAAGTTTGATACAGGGAGCCTTGACGGATCTATTAACATCACAGACCTAACGACTCCTATCCGGTCAGAGGACTACATTAAAGCTATCAACGAGGGGTTGTCACTCTTTGAAATGCAGATTGGTGTATCTGCTGGTATGTTTAGTTTTGACGGCAAGAGCATGAAGACCGCAACAGAGATTGTAAGTGAAAACTCAGACACTTACCAAATGCGCAATAGTCTTGTGTCTTTGGTCGAGCAGTCTTTGAAAGAGTTGGTTATTTCGATTTGCGAACTCGGTTCGCTCTACGATTTTTACGACGGTCCTATTCCAGAGATGGAGCAGATCAGTGTTAACCTGGACGATGGTGTCTTTACCGATCGCAACAATGAGTTGGAATACTGGACGAAAGCTCTTGCGAGTGGTCTGGTTGATCGTAAGACAGCAATTCAACGCGCTTTGAAACTAACAGAGGAAGAAGCTGGCCAGATGGTACGACGTATAAACAACGAAACGATGGCTACTGCTAATTCTGAGCGTGATACAACAGACATTGAAATTTACGGAGAATGATAAGGAATGAGCAAGAGGCTGCCGATACAATTTAATGACGAACAGTTAGAACTTGGATCGAGTCGTCTTGCTGATCTCTATCATAAGTTAACTGTCGAACTCTTTGAGCAGATGGTGGATAGGCTTCTGGAACGTGGTACAACATCCCTCACAGACAATCCCTACATCTGGCAACTGGAAAAACTCAATCAGATGCACGCGCTCAACGAACACAATCTTAAAGTAATATCTAAGTATACGGATATCACGGAAGAGCAACTAAGAAATGTCATTGAGGGTGAAGGCCTAAAGATATACACGGACACCAAGAGCCAACTATTGGAGGATCTGAATAAAGACCCTCATTTTGATACAAGCCATGTACAGAAACAACTAGAAGCCTATTTAGAGCAAGCAAGTGGTGATATTGATAATCTAATCAATACAACGCTGCCAAATGTCGTTAATGAGGTTTATCGTAATATCGCTAAGGAGACGGTCGCTAAAGTTGCAACTGGTGTTGCTACACCGGATAAAGCAATTGCTGAAACTGTCATGAAATGGCAGGAAGTTGGCTTTCGAGGCTTTAAGGATCGAGGCGGTAAGAATTGGCGCATTGATAACTACGCACGTACAGTCGTTAAGACTACGACACGTAGGGTATATCGTCAAATGCGCACGCAACCAGCAGACGAGCTGGGTATTGATACCTTTTACTACTCAAAGAAAGCAACTGCTAGAGAGGCTTGCGCTCCTCTGCAACATCACATTGTAACGTATGGCGAAGCAAGAGAAGAGGGTGGCTATAGCGTCCTATCGCTTGCGGATCATGGTTATGGTACACCAGGAGGCTGTCTTGGTATCAACTGCGGGCATTATCTAACACCTTTTGTAATTGGCATCAACGATATGCCGGACTTGGGCGATGATGTTAAGAATATCACACCAGAAGATGCAATTAGAAATGCTAATGTACAGGCTAAACAAAGGGCATTAGAACGGTCTATAAGAGACAGTAAAGAAAAATTAGATATTGCCAATAAGTTAGGTGATAAGGATCTTATAGATAAGTACAAGAGTAAGATACGCACTCAGCAAGGTGCTATGCGTGATTTTCTTAAAGATAAGCCGTTTCTTCATCGTGATTATGCGAGAGAAAAATACTACAAAGGTCCATATACAGATGCTAAGAAAACCGCTCAACTTAGAAAGAAGCTGGCAGAACATCATTACATCAAAGAAGGCGAGATTCCAGCTTTCAAAAAGGTTGGAGGAAAAATCACTAAAGCAGAGCGTAAGGTTATTTATGCAGATGAGAATCCTCAAGGTTTGGGATATATTGGTACACCTCATAGTTTTGCTATCAATAAATACTTGAGAGATAAAAATGTAATGCCGTCTGAGTATCAGAATATAGTCAATACATTGGATGGGGTTATCAAGAGAAATAGAGTTCTAAAAAATATCAAAGTCAATAGATTTGACGATGAGGGGTATTTTAATTCTATCCTTAGAAAGAACGCTAGTCTTTTGGAAAAGCATGATAGCATTGAGTCTGCTCTTAATTCTGGACAAGCTACTTTCGACAATGATGGCTATACATCTACTAGTTATATTCCTAAATACAATTTCTTTAAGGATAGACCTATTAAAACCATTATCAACATTCCTAAAAATGCTGAAATTTATTTCACCGATAACGATAGAGAGAGCGAGATTATCCTTCCAAAAGGTTCGAAATATGATATAATTAACATGAAACGAAAAGGGGATAATATTACCATTGAAATGAATCTAAGAAAGGAGTAAAGCCTATGAATTTGGAAGAAGCATTAAAACAAGTAAGTAGCTGGAATCTCAAAAAGCCTGCCCCCTTAATTCCTTCTGAAATGACTGACGAAGAACTCGCTCGCTTGCGTTTCACATGGGTTTCTCCAGAAGATGAAGTTCTTGTCATGGATGAACTGAAAAAACGCGGTCTAGCTTTGTAAATAATTAGCGCTTAGAATGATCTAGGCGCTTTTATTGTGCTTTAAAATAGGAGGTGATCCAGCATCTTGACTAGCAGGAATAGACTGCTATTTAATTGTTATAAGGAACCGTATGAGAATTCATGCGGTTTTTATTTTGCGCTCATTTTTGGACAAGAGGTTGTTTCCTCCTTATTTCTTACCTCTTGCGGGATCGTTACCCGCTGGGCGCTTACGACTTTATCCACAGTCGCTAAAGAATGGAAGATCACAATTTAGGAGGGGCAAGTAATGTCCGAAGAAATCCAAACAACAGACCAGCCTGTTAATGCTGGAGAGGTGGCAACTGCCGAAGTTGCAAAAGAGGAAACTAAGACATTTACACAAGAGGAAGTAAATGGATTGGTAGCCAAAGAAGCCAAAAAGGCACAGGAGAAGATCTTTAAAAGCCTGGGATTTGAAGATGTCAAGAGTGCTAAAGAAGGCTTCGAACAGTTGAGAGAGTGGAAAGACTCACAGAAGACAGAAGCGGAGAAACAATCTGAGGCGATCGCTGACAAGGAGAAGCAACTTGAAGCAATGCGCTTGGAAAACCAACAACTGACTGCAAAATATGCAGCTCTTACGTTGGGTGTACGTTCTGATGCTGTCGACGATGTCATTGCACTGGCTCAAAGCAAAGTGACTGATGATGTGACAATCAATGATGCGATCGCAGAAGTCCTTGCTAAATATCCACAATTCGGGAATGTGCCCGAAGAACCCAAGGAAGAACCTAAACCCAGCTTCTCAGTCGGTGGCACACCATCGGTTAAAGAAGAGGGCAAGTTTGATCCTTTTGAGGCTATTATCGCCTCGTATGGCAAGAAAAAATAAGAAAGGAACATAATCTATGCCAAATAACAACCTAGCTGCTGCTCGCTACGAGAAACAATATCGTGATATGCTCGCTACTGTATTCGGAGTGAATGCAGCATTTATCAACGCTTTGTCTCCTATCCAAATTTTGGACGGTGTACAAGAAAACACTACTGCATTCTCAGTTAAAACCAACGGAACTCCTGTCGTTATGGGGGAATACTCAACCGATGCTAACGACGGTGGTTTTGGAACTGGTGCTGGTAAATCTCGTTTTGGTGAATTGAAAGAAATCAAGTACACAAACACAGATGTACCTTACGACTACACACTTGCAATCCACGAAGGTATCGACCGCTACACAGTAAATAACAACATTGAGGCTGCAATCGCTGATCGTTTGAAACTCAACGCAGAAGCTCAAACCCGTGGAATGAGCAAACGTATCGGTAAATTCTTGTCAACTGCTGCAGGTAAAACAGAAGCCCTCACAGATATGCAAGAAGCTACTGTACGTACTTTGGTTAACAAGATCAAAGCATACTACAGCAACAACGAAGTGATCGCTCCTGTTACATTGTATCTACGCACTGAATTGTTCAACGCAATCGTAGATATGACTGCAAATACTTCTGCTAAAGGATCAAGCGTATCTATTGACGAGAATGGCCTTGCTAAATACAAAGGCTTTGCCCTTGTAGAAACACCAGAACAATACTTTGAATCTGGCGATGTCGCTTACTTCGTACCAGATGGAATTATCATTCCATTCGTAGGTATCTCTACTGCTCGTACAGTAGAGGCAGAAGACTTCGACGGTGTTAAATTGCAAGCTGCTGCTAAAGGTGGTACGTATGCACTCGAAGATAACAAGAAAGCGATTGTTAAGGTAACTGGTACAGTCGTTTAAAAGGGGGTAGCTATTGGCACTTTTTAAAACAACTAAAAATGTTTTCTTCCAAGATCTTGATATCACAGTGTTAGAAAGTGATGTCGTGGAACTTGATGACGCGACAGCTAAAGATTTAATCGAAAAGTTGGCAGATGTATTCCCTGGTGAAACTGTACTAATTGAAGTCACAGAAGCTGGGGAACAGAAACCGAAACGCAGTCGCAAGAAGAAAGCAGACACAGAAACTACAGAAACGGAAGAGGTTGAGGCATAATCCAACCTCTTTTATTTATAGAAGAGGTGAGAACATGGATTACTTAACCTATCCAGAATATCTTAAATTAGGCTTTGACGAAACAGACAAATACGATGAATTGTACAAACGGGCAGAAATGACTGTAAACCTGTACATTCACAATTTTTATGCTTACAAAGACTTCGAAAGTGATTTTAAACTACGCAAAGAAGCAGTAAAGAACGCTGTCGCTTATCAGATTTACTACTTAGATCGCTCTGGAATTGCTACAGCAGAAGAGAAACAATCTCTATCTAGCGTGACTGTTGGACGAACCACAGTAAGCTATCAGAGTGGCTCTCAGAGTGTTTCAAAAGGTTCACAGTATAATCTCTCTCTTGATGCTGAAAACTGGCTCAAAGTGGCTGGTTTTGGCTATAGTGGGG